CTGCTGTTAATCGCATACAATGTTCAATCTGTCCAGGAAAACGTTTTAGAAACGCATCCCTGTGTGCCCCGTTGACTTTTTGCATGATAAGCGTATCGCGAACAATACGCTCCTGCTGTGCTTGATGGATCATACCATCACGAACTTCTGACGCGGGATTCATTTGTCAAGATCCCAAACATTACTAATAACATTATCACCAAGACTAATAAATTCTCTGTCAACCCATGTGTCCCACTGATTGCTGTTGTTTACTTTGAAACTTTGCATCAAGGCACGAAGTTTACGACCCTGTGGAGTTAATGTACCATCACTACGTACAATGGCCTGTTCACCTGTTCTTGGATCAACCCATTTGATAATCTCAGGACGCTCACGTCCATACTTGTCCAGTTTCATACCATGTGGACGTTGGTCAATTGGTCCAACAATTTCATAACTGATTTCACCTGTCTTATACTTGCGGAAGTATACACTAACTTTCTTGTCCTGCATTCTGTATTCAAAGTCAGTGTGCGGAATAGCATTGCTGACAAATATGTTTTGTAATTGGTCATTGTCAGGCAATGCTTTATCTTTAGCAGGGACTGGTTTTAAATCTTCAACTGGTACTAGTTCAGTTCTGTCAATGTAAGGATTATCTCCACCAACAAACTTTAAGTCTACTTCCATGCCGTTGAGCACATCCATAGCAACTTGATACTTTAGTTTATTGGCACGACCTTTTAAGTTTAAGACAATCCCCGTTTCATCAAATACAAATCTCTCAAGTTCCTTGGCCGTGGGAAAGTCAGTCATAAGACCGTCCATGTCAAAGTCGCCAGCATTAGTTGATTTTGGAGCAACTACTGCTACTGGTTCTGATGTTGTTTCTTTGGAGATTGTGGGAGCCTTGTCGTCCCAGGGATTTTCTACTGCGGCTGTTGCAGGTGGGTTTAAATTTTTCTTACTCATTTCATTTTCCTTAATTTTCTATTCTATTGAGAAACTATTGTTGCTCATGTTTATTTAGTTGACTATTGTCCTAAAAATTCATTCCTGTATCTCCTGTATTATACAAGTCCATGTCACTTCTCATATCAAACCTATTAGGAATCATGGGTTGCATAAAATCGTCTGGATTAAATTTACGCCCAGCGCCACCACCAGTGCCTTTGCCAACGTTGCCACCAGGCATCTGATCCATCTGTCCACCATGTTGTCCACCAGGCATTGATAAGTTTTCAATTTGTTTAAATGCTTCGCTTAACCCGTCAAGGTTTGTACGCATTGCATCAAAGTATTGTTTCTGATCTTGAGGCTGCTCTTGTCCAGGCAATAGAGGAGGCTCTTGTCCAGGACTTGGAGTAGGTGGTTGTTGTCCAAACTGTGGCAATTCATTTTGATTTAATCCAGGTTGAGCACGACCAAACATCTTTTCAAAGAAATCTTTTTGTGCTTCTGGATCAAATTCTTTAGCAGGCAAGGTTTGTGCTTCACCGCCAAAATCAAAGCGTTTTAGACTATGATCAGTAATGGATCCCATGATTACTTCTTCTTAGGAGGTTTGCCGTTGGCGACAGTGGGATTCTTTTTAGGACCTGTATTAGTATTACTACTGATACCTTCTAGGGCTGGATTAGACTTACCTGCTTGTCCACGTCCACGCATTTCAAGTGCGTCAGTTACCATCTTGGCCAAGTTTGCTTTTTCACCTGAACTTGTTGACTTTGATTTTTCAAAGTCTGCTCGCTTGCTACCTGTGGCAACATTACCTGTTGTTGGTCCACGCTTTTGGTTAATCTCTTTGTTACCTTGTGGGTTAGTTGATTTCATTTTGTTTTCCTTTTATCCTACGATTGCCACTGGTGTGATATATGCAACCGCACTAGCAGTTCCACCAATATAAAAATATACTGGACCAGTATTGTTTAATGCGGCCACTTGAACATACTCTGTTTGTCCAGCACCAACAATGGTTGCGGCTGAATCGCCTGTTAATGCGCCTGATGTTTGAAATGACAAAGTAATAGCACCAGTTAAACTTGTATTGGTTACTTTAACAAATGCCACATTGCGATTACCTGAAATACTTGTAGTTAAATCAGTTGTAGCAATAGAACCTGCCGCTGGGGCTGTAATTCCTAATGCGCCACCAAGTTTTTGATATACTGTCATTATAGTTGATTACCTTTAGTTGGTCCACGTCCTACATTCATCTTGTCAGCATTGCCTTTGTAGTTTTGTGTAGCACTGGGCATCCATGTTCTAGTGGCACCATCACTAACTGCTTGGCGTTGTTGTGGTTTACCAGTAAACATTTCTTTACCACATGTGGGCATTGATGTTCCACCACCTGTTGGACCACGACCTTTGTTGATCAGGGCATCTGAATTTGTTTTAGTGTGCTGGTTGCCGGTATATTTCGTTGAGAATTTATCGTAACCAGGACTTGAAGTGCCAGTGGCTGCATTAAAACCTGCGGGTGCTTTTTGGTCTCTTGCTTCTTTCATTTTGTTTTCCTTTTAGTTGCCTTTTAGTGGCATAAGTTTATTTAGCGTTTGTGCTAACTCCGGCTAACTTAGCAAGTGCGTCTGCAAATGCTTGTTTTTTAGTTTCAACAGCGTCTGCGCTGTCTGTAACTTCAATTTTGGCCAGGCTGTTCATTACTTTGTTTAGTATCAAGTTGTGATACTTCAACAACAACTGTTTATCATCACTATACCTAGCATTTAAGAAGTCCTGTATTAACAATTGCTCATAATCTTGTCCATTGCTTTGTGCTTGTACTTGATTTAGCAAGCCCTCAATGGTTATGTGGCTTTTACTGCCAGGTTTACGCCCAGCGCCAGGTCTAGCCCCGCCACTTTTTTTCTTTACTTTAATTTCTGTCTTTTCCATACTTTTATTTATTAAATACAACATTGAAAGGAAACGCAATGTCACATACTTGGAGCCTCGCTACACCTGCTGATAGTCAGGATATAATGAACTTGAACCTAATGGTTCAATATGAAGTAGATACTATCTTTAACTTCAACCCTAATGTGTTATCACATTACATAGTCACAGCACTAGTAAATCAATTTTACACAGGCAAAAGTGATTTAGTTATTACCGCAAGAGATGAAAACAATCGGTTGTTGGCATACACTTGGGTTAAGACTGGTGAGTACAGCATGTGGAGCAGTGAAGAAGTTGCTTCAGTACGCATGGCTCACGTTGATCCTAACCTAAGTGTTCGTCAACGTATACTATTACTAAATGAGATGATTGAGTTATGGGAAAGATTCGCACAACTACACAACATACCCATTATTCACAGCAATACGCTTAGACAAGAACAATCAGTATTCCTAAAACTACACAGTAGAGCAGGTTATGAAATAAGAGGTAGCGTTGCTTACAAACGTGTTAACTTATTACATAAACCCTCTGGCTTATTTTTGTGAGTGCTTAACAAACCGGCCTGCCTATTCCATGATGCCTAGGTTAGAAAAACGCAAAATCCCCTAGTTCTTGATAGCACTCTTGGCGTTTTAACTTTATTCTAATGTAGACCTATACATCCAAATGTGCTTCTCTAGTGCAAGCACACGATCCTGAGCATAGTTAGCAATTTGGTCTTCGCCTTCTTCTGTGGCAACACCAACTAGTTCTCTATGCTCTTTGGCCAAGTGTTCTAAGTCTTCCATGCCCAAGGTAATTAGTTCATCTGCTGTGCCTTCAATAGCACCTGTGTCAAGATGACTTTCATCTAGGACTTCTTGTATGTCACATGGCATAAACTCTTGTAGTGTACGTAGTAGTTCACCTAATACATCAATTTGGCTTTGTAAATCTTCATAAGTCTTTTGTAGCAACTTATGGTCACTGGCAAAGTTGCGTCCTACAATGTTTACATGTGCCGCATGGCTACGAAAGTATGCTACAAAGTTGTCTTTAAATATTTGTTGTAATGCTTCTACTGTGGTCATTGTGTCATCCTTCTCTTTTCTTCTTCTTCTTTTTGTTTTCTATAATCTCTGTATGCGTTAAGAGCACCAGTGCCCATACCAACTGCTGTGCCTATTACAGGGAATGGACTTGCGGCTGCTCCAACTCCTGCAATACCTGCACCCACATAGTCACCCTGCTTGGCTCTGTCATAAGCATCATAAGCATTTAGTACTGTGCCAGCACCTGGTAATACTTTGCCCACCATTTTACCTGCGCTACCCATCATACCAGCGCCGGGTAAGTTTTGAATCTTATTGGCAGCGGCTGCTTGAACTCTACTCATCATACTTGCTGGTTGCGTAGCAGGATTAACTGGCCCCAATGAAGTAGTTGGAGTTGCGCCTGCCATTGATCCTGGTCCAGGAACAACTGGACCTGCTACAGGAGGTCTTGCTTGTGCTGCCATCTTAGCATCAAAGCGTTTTTGAATACCTGCTTGTCTTATTTTTTCTGCTTCTAATTCTTTGGCTTTGCCGCTTTTATACATTGCACCAGCACCTAACGCACCAGCACCTAAACCACCTAGCGCAACTTTACCAGCATTTTCTGCTAACACTACCGGAGCCACTGTAGCAAGATCGCTGACTATACTACTTTCTCTTGCGCCTGTTGGAACACCTGCGGCTTCTGCTTGACTTAATGTGTCACTGGGTTTGGTAACATCAATCTCTGGCAATGACTCATCTGTTGTTTGTGTAGGGGCATTACCTAACTTAGGTTGATTGGCAGCAAAGTCACGAATATCATCATCTGTATATCCAGCGGCTTTTAATTTTTCAATTTGTTCTTGATTCATATTATTGTCCTAACACTGATGCCATGGCCGCTCTGCGAGCATTGGCTGTTTGATAATTCCACTTGTTAGTGGCTGCATCATACTGCGGAGCAGGATATGCTTCAAACGCACGGAACACGCGATCCCTGTAGGCTTTAACTGCTTCTGGACCAGCACTTGTTGCTGGAGCCTTGCCCATAACATCAAAACGTGCTTTGGCAATGCCTTGGTATTCTTTGAGACGCACGGCTTCTTGTTTTTGCCAGGCTGAATTAAATTCACTTGTAGTTTTAATTTGCGGATTGGCTTGTAAGAATGCTTGCTTGCTGGCAGCAAGGTCACCATTGAACTGACTACGATGTAAACCTGCCATAGCGGCATACGCTGGTATGCGATCCACGTTGCCCACGTTGGCTTCTTTGTTGGCACGCTGTTCAGCATCACTAACAGCACCTGGACCAGCATTGGCACGCAGAGTTTTAGCATTAACTATGGTGTTCAAGTTAACAAATTCTTGTAGTGCGCCTTGTTCACTTTCAGTTAACTTGTTCATTACTTGACCCAAGTCATCTGCCAGTTGTTTCTTCTCTTCAGAACCATACGCACCACTCACAGCATTAATCATAATGCGTCTTGCTTGATCGTACTGTGTACCTTGTCCGTTTAGAATGTTGACAACACTTGGATTGCGTTTAACAATATCCAACTGTTGACGACGAGCATTGGATACTGCTTGTCCATCACTGCTGGTCAGACCAACTGCAGGTTTAGTTTCTTTAACATATTCGTTTTGTTCTGTAGTTTTAACTGTGCTTTCAGATTCACGAGCAAGTTTGTTTACTGCTTCTTGACGCTTCATTGCTTCAGGAGTCATACGTCCAGTTACACTTGTACTTGGTGCTGGAGCATTTGGATCCACTGGCGCAATTGCTGTAGCAGGTTGTCCAGGCTCGGGTGTAGGAGCAATTGGTGCCGCTACTGCGCCTTGTGGGGCTGCCGCTGGAGCAGGTGCTGCCGCTGGCTTTGCTTGTCCAGGCTGTTGTCTTGTGGGTGTTGAAATGTCTGGTCGGTCAACGCCCATACGACTTAGTTCTTCATCCGTTAACAATGGCTCACCACGATTGACAGCGGCTTGTTGGAATTCCTCAACTGCTTTGAGTTTGCCAGCATAGTCAAGTTTTCTAATGCTGTTGGCAAATTGTGTAGCATCATTTTCACGCTTGAAGCCTTGCTTGCGTGTATCTGCTTCTGCGCCAGCAACATCACGCTCACGCTTTAATGTTTCATCGCCGGTATAGCGTTCACCAGACTTAGCATTAA